AAACAAGAGACGGCATTGAGACCAATGACGCCTTCCTCAGTCACATGCGAGACAAGATAAAGGCAAACAACATCGGCCTCGTGATAATCGACCCATTTATCTCAACGCACGAAGTCAATGAGAATTCCAATATGAGTGTGCAGAAGGTTGTCGCCATGCTGCGCCAGCTGGCTAGAGAGGCTGGCTGTGCCGTGCATGTGGTTCACCATGTGCGCAAAGGCAACGGAGAGGACGCCGACATTGACTCGGTGCGCGGCGCAGGCTCACTGATCGGCGCAGCTAGAGCCGCCAGAGTTATAAACAAAGTTAAGTTTGAGGACGCAGTGGCGCTCGGTGTGCCGGAAGCCAACGCAACGGGTGTGTTCCGGGTAGACGACGGCAAGCACAATCTCAGCGCACCATTGCCAGCCGACAAAGCAATCTACCGCCGCATGGTTAGCACGCAGCTAGACAACGGAGAATATGTTGGCGTGGCCGTTGAGTTTAAGCTGCCAGACCAGTGGGCGGGTATGACAACCCGTGTGGTTAACAATATGCTGGACCTGATCGACAAAGGCCCAGAGGACGGTGAGAAGTATTCTATCAGGCCGCAGGATAAGCAACGCTGGGTCGGCGCAGTCATCACAAATTACAGGTTCTCAGACCTAGACCACACAAAGTCAGCAGGGCAGGCAAAGACAATCCTGCGCCAGTGGAACGACGAAGGTCTGCTGGAAGAAATTGTATATCACAGCCCAAGCCAGCGCAGGGAGCGCAAAGGCATCGTGTCAACGGGCAGAGTTGGGGAGATGAGCTGATGAAACATGACCGATGGAGACGTGAGTGGAGCGGAAACTATGACGATTGCTTCTACAGATACAACGACGGCGAAGAGGAGCAAAACGCAATGGAGTTCGCTAGCTTTGCAAACGCAAACCCAAATATAAATTTCTACTGGCCAAACTATGAGAACGCGCCGTGGCACTTGCAGTGTATAATAGAGATCAAAGGCGAGGCCACAGAACTTAACTTCTGGCCGCATAAGTCGAAGGGCCAGTTCAAATATGAGAAGGCCATTGAGCCTCTGGGCAAGTTTATTGATGAGTTCAACAGCAGGCTGCAAGCCAACGAAGAGGACGATTTCGATGTCATTGAGTAGTGCGTCAGTGGGAAATTTCAGTGACGCATGTGTGACGCGCAGTGACGCATTGCTGAAATTCGGTCAATTTGTGGGTGATTCGGAAATCTCGCAAACCCCTTATTTATATAGTGCGTCAGTGGATTTGCTGAATTTTCCTACGGAAAATTTACCTCCAGTGACGCACTTTGTCAAGGCGCAGGTCTTAAAAAGAGTTCGCCAAAGCGAACACTCTCTTTTTTTGAGACGACCAGCAGCTCCACTGTCCCGCCTTCCTTCGCTGGCGCGAAGTCGGGCCAGAGGCGCAGCTTTGCGTCCTAACGCCAGCTGGCAGGGTTGGCAGGGTTTGCGGGAGTTGGTCCACAATGGCTAAAAAAGCAAAACCAAAGTCGGATAAGGCGAAAGCAGCGATGGCTAACCGTGGCACGTTTGACAGCAAGCATACTGACTATGGCAAGCCGATCCACTACAAGGTGGCAGCAGCGGTCGAGCCGTTTACCTTCGCGTCAGCAGCGGCGGCTAAGGTGTGGGGTGATACGCTGGTTAATTGTGTGCCGCCAGCATACGCGCTGCGCTATCGTGAGCTGAGGGGTGAGCTGGACGCAGCGATGGTTGCAGACGATTACACGTTGTGCGCGCAGCTGGCCACAAGTCTGATTAAAGCGCTCAAAATGATGAACGTGAAGGCAAGGCAGGATGGGCATGAGCCGCCAAAGGTTGACGGGCATATAGCCGAGTTTAAGGGTAAGATGTATTGTTTCCTCGCCAGCGGTGATCTGGCGGCTGTCAGGCGTAAGTATCCAACGTGGGCCGTGTATCATATCAGCGAGGTCTGCGCAGTCATGAGCGTGCGCACAGATGAAATGATGGCGGCTGTGACAAAAGAGTTTGCCGGGGCAAGAATTGTAGATGTCCGGGCGTTTGATGATGAGATTAACTTTGAACCGACAGGAGAGTGAGATGACGCAGAAGAATGTACGCACAGCGGTGCTTGAGGAAGCCATCGGGCTGATTAATGGTCCACGCCAAGCGCACTACGGTACGCCGCAGGAGAACTTTGGAGCAACGTCGCATATGTGGTCAGCATATCTGGGCGTAAAAGTATCGCCGGGCGACGTGTGTAGGCTCATGGCGCTCCTGAAGCTGGCAAGGCTTCGCAATGGCCCGCATCACGATAGCAGCTGCGATGGCGCTGCATACTTGGCGCTGGGCTGCGAGCTGGATGAGGGTATGCTTGACGTGCCAATGCAGCAGCCTTAACGTGAGCATCAGGCAGCGCATCCTCCCGCGCTGTCCAACTGACCCTCGACGGTTTTCATCCAGTTTGTCCGTCGGGGGTCTTTTTTGTGAGAGGGCGCTGACATGTCTCACCGAATTAGAATGAGCCTCGACATAGCCTGCGAAGACGATGACGCTGCGGAGGCAGAGCTTACATGGTTGGCCGAATACGTTGAAGAGCGGCTCAATCATGGGGCCGACATGCAACGCATCGTGCAGGCAATGGTGGAGGCTCTGGTTGAGCTTGGCGACGCTGGTGAGCTGATGGCTGGGATGAACGATACCATACACTGAGAGAGGCTGTGAGCGCGTGTCAGATGGTGTTGGAGTTACCTGCGACACTGGTTGGCAGCGACGCGCCGGGTGCGCTCGCTTAATTGAACGCTTGTTCAATTACAAGCCAGAATGTGGCGACAATGTGGCACAATGAGGTGCAATGATACCTCACAAAAGTCAACGCACTGTAATCACTGCATATTAAATTTAACATAATGCATATTATGCGTCTAAGCTGGCGAAATATGGCAAAACACCCCCCCCCGGTCAGAAATCTAGCGGGGGTGTGCGTGTGTAGTTTCCCGCACACACGCTTGCCCCCCTGGCCCCCTCTTGCCAACCGATGCTCACTCAGAGTAAAATTTAAAAAAACGGGAGTTACCACAATGGCTGGGAAGGCTTTACGCAAACGCATTTTGGCTGAGGTCGCCAAGAACGGCGGCGCTGAGTATATATTTGATCGGCTATCATCTGGCACCACGGTGACGGCGATGGCTAAGGAGTTTGAGTGCAGCCGGGAGTATTTGCGCAACAGTTTACATACTGTGCCGGAGTATAAGTCGGCGATGGAGAGCGCGAAGTTGACGGCTGCTGATGCGTTGGTTGAGCAGGGTTTGGAGATGGTTGACGCGCTAGATGGCGGCAGCTCCACGCAAGAGATTGCTGCGACGCGCGAGAAGGTGCAGTGGCGCAAGTTTATGGCTGGCTCGTATAATCAGGAGCGCTACGGCAATCGGCCTCAGACCAATGTTACGATTAGTGTGAGCGATATGCACTTGGACGCGCTGCGCAAGGTCAATGCTGACATTGCACAGATTGATGCTGAGGACCGCCAGCGCGAGGCGTCGGCCATTGAGGCTGACTATGAGGATGTGACTGATGAGTGAAGCCAACCCGCTAGAAGAGTTTGTGCTGCGTTATCGCGATGACCCGGCTTTGTTTGTGCAGGAGGTGTTGGGTGCGACGCCGCATGATTATCAGGCTGAGTTTCTGCGCGCTGTTGCTGACGGTGAGCGCAAGGTTAGCATCCGCAGTGGCCACGGCACGGGCAAGTCCACGTCGGCCAGCTGGATTATGCTTTGGTTTGTTTTGTTGCGTTTTCCGAATAAGGTTGTTGTGACTGCGCCGACCAGTGGTCAGCTATTTGATGCGTTGTTTGCGGAGTTGAAGCGTTGGATTAATGAGTTGCCGCCGCAGTTGAAGGTGTTGCTGACGGTTAAGTCTGATCGAGTTGAGTTGAACGCAGCGCCGAGTGAGGCGTTTATTTCTGCTCGGACTAGCCGTGCTGAGACGCCGGAAGCGTTGGCTGGGGTTCACTCGGAGAATGTGTTGTTGGTTGTGGATGAGGCTTCTGGTGTACCTGAGAAGGTGTTTGAGGCTGCCGCTGGTTCGATGTCTGGCCACGCGGCGACAACGATCTTGCTGAGCAACCCGACGCGCTCCAGCGGTACGTTTTACGAAAGTCAGACGCGGATGGCTGACAGCTGGTGGACACGGCGCTGGTCGTGCATCGACAGCCCGCTGGTCAGTGATGAGTTTGTTGACGAGATGCGTGCGCGATATGGCGAGGAATCCAACGCGTTTAGGATTCGCGTGCTTGGTGAGTTCCCGATGGCGGATGATGACACGATTATTCCGTTTCACTTAGCTGAGAGTGCAATTCATCGCGACATTGAGGTGACGCCGGATGAGCGGCCTATCTGGGGTTTGGACGTTGCGC